CGCCTGCCGCATCCGATGGGCAGCCTGATCATCCCCCACGACGGAGATTAGCTTGACCGGGGCGCCCATGGCCGCGATGTTCGCCGCGACGTTCGCCGCACCGCCTAGCACCTCGACCGTCATATCCCGCCGCACCACGGGGACCGGCGCCTCGGGGCTGATCCGGTCCACCGCGCCGTGGATCGTCACGTCAAGCATGACGTCGCCCACGACGACGACGGGCTTGATGTTGTCAGGAAGCATGGTTCGCCTCCAAACACCGCAGCCACGCCGCCATAATAGCAAGCGCCGGGTAGTGGTGGATTGCTATGCCGCCCCCAACGCCCCCCACCACTTCGGTCCGCGCGTCGCCACCGAACCCGTCGCGCTTAAGCGAGTACCGCCAATCAAGCGGCATCAGCCACAAAAGAATGTCAACGTCTTTGCTGTAGAACGGCACGCTCCGGCGGTGAGCAAAGGCGGAAATCGTTTCGTCAGTTTGGATTGCGTACTCGTCAGCAAAGGTCATTACACCGTGCGTGGTCGCGACTGGATCGGGGTCGCCGCCCCTCGCGATGTGAAACATGCAGTCAATCCGGCGGTTGCTCCCCGTGGCATCGTCAATGGCCTTGATGACGTCGTGGCGGTTAAGCGGCATCGGCCACCTCCCGCGCGGGAAGGGATGCGATCACCGCTTCCGCCACGTCCTTCGGGCTAATCATCGCCTGACATGCCGCCGCGCCGGTCGCGGCGTCGGTCCTGCAACGGCTCGCATCGTAGTGCAGCCGAGCGCATCCCGAACATTCCAGCCGATCGGGCGGGGTTTCGAGCGCCAGCGTGCTTACCCAATGCTTGACCAGCATGTTCCGGGTCGAGTGCGAAAGCAACACCACCTTCGCCGGGCGCTCCTCTAGGCACACCGCATTCAGCACGCCCGTCTCAGGCCCCACCACCACGTCAACCATTCGAGCAAGCGTCATCGTCGCGCGCACCGGCCAGTTGCCCGACGTCCGCGTAATCCGCGCCGCGCTCCCGAAATACCCAATGGCCGCTTGCTCGATAAGGTCTTCCACGGCCTGACACCGATCATCGCCGGCAAGGATCACATGCACGTCGGGCCGCGCGGCGAGCAACTGGACGATGGCTTGCGGCTGCCAAGGATAGAGCTTGTGAGGGCTCGATCCCGCGATGACCCAAAGGATCGTCACCGGCTCCTTGATGCGGTCAAGCATCTGGCGCTGCGTCTGCGCCATTTCCGTGTCGGTCGGATAGAACCGCGCGTGAAACTCATGCGGGACGCCCGCGATGTCATGCGTCCTTTCAAGGTAGTTCACGTCGAACAGCTTGCGGCGAACTTCGTGAGGGTACGTGTCCCCCACCCGGCCCGGAAGCTGCAACAGCGCGCCTTCGATGCTTTCGCACAAATTCACCACGCGGTCGAACCGCTCCTTCCCCATGCGCTCGAAATACTCGCCTAGCAGCATGTTCGGAATTTGGTCCTTGTCCACGATCAGAAAGTCATCAATGTGCGGGTCGTGGAGAACCGCCTGCACACCTGGTTCCGCGCTCATGTAGGTCACATGATAGCCCTGCGCCTTCAAATGGGGCAGGATGCTCGCCGCCTGGATTTGGTCCCCGTAAGCCCCCAGCCGAATGACCATTACGGCCTTCTCAGGCTTTTGCCACGGGCGAAACTCGGTCTTCGGCTCCGCCCGCAGGCGGAAGACCATCCAAAAGCAATACTCTTCGTCCTGCCCGCGCACCTCGCATTCAAGGCATTCCCAGCCCCGGCCGGTGCGCTTGGTCACCTCCTCCATCGCCCGAAGAATGTCCTCGGGTCGGAAGTCGTGGACGTGATCCGGGTTCGCCCCCGGTTGCCCGATGTTCGGATAAAGATCAGCGTGGGGCAGGTAGAGGCAGATATGCCCGCCGTCCTTGACGATGCGCGCCCACTCCACCAACGCGCCGACGTGATCCTTGATGTGTTCGAGGGTGTGCGACGAAAACACCGCGTCCCATGACTTGTCCGCGAACATGGACAGGTCACCCCCGTCCGCGCGGATATCAGCCACGCGCTGCCCGCCGTGCGCCTTGTCCGAATTGAGATAGGTCCAGTGCTCAAAGATCCGGTTGAGCCCGCCGCCAATATCCAGAACCCGGCCTCGGGTGTATGGAACGGCAAGGTGCCAGACGCGCGTATGCTCGCGCCACGAATAGTCGATACCGGGCTTCCAAACCATTAATCCCTCACGGGTCGGGCGGCGTCCGGGGATGGCCGCGAACAAAGAAAAAGCCCCCCGCTCGAAAGCGAGGGGCCGAGTTTACCGAGCGATCACCGACCGCTCTTGGCGCCGTAGTTGTAACTATCGGCAATGCCCGTCATCTTCGGGGTCATGGGGTCGGTCTTCGCGACCTTGCCCATGTCCTTCCCCTCAATGTCCCGGGCCATGTTGTCAGTGACCAGCTTTCCGCTGACCGCGCTGTTCCCGCGCATGATCGCCATGGCAGGGGCTCCTTTCCTCAAAAGGGGGGAGGGCCGTCGCCTCCCCCGTGGTTCATCAGGTCAGAAGGGCCTCGGCGTCGATCGACACCTCGTAGGCCACGCGGCCGGCGAGGGTGGCGTCGGCAACGTTCGTCACGTAGGTGAACGAGTCCGCCGCCGCGACCGCGATCGGGGTCGAGAACGTCGTCGCCGTCGAAATCGGACGCGCGCGAACCACCGACCCGATGGCCGACGTGCCCGCCGTCATCGTCGCCAAGGTGGTCGTGGTCGTGCCCGACACGTTGATGACGCGAGCGAGCGCGCCCGTGCCCGTGCCAGCCGCCGTCACCTGATAGGCGACGTTCCACAAATCCTGAGCGGCGTGGTGAAGGATCGACGCCGAAACGGCCAGCGTGCCGGCCGCCGAAGAACCGCCCTGCACAAGCGAACGCGCCGTGTAGGTCGGATGATCGTAAGAAACAGCGTAAGCCATGGTGTTTGCCTCCTATCCCACGGCATGTTGAAAGAAAGCGCGACCGCAAAGGCAGCCGCGCTGTCTGCCGCAAGTGCTCAGGCGGCGGAGTCAAACTTCACGATCCGAGCGTTGGTCGCGCTCGGGTCGTTCGAGGAGTTGTAGATGATCCCGAAGCCTTCGAGGCAATACCAACTCATGCCCATCGAGCGACCGTAGTCGGACGGAATCTTGCCACGGACTTCCGGCGGGACCGAGATGACCTCGGCCACCGTGTCGGCGCCCATGAAGAACGCCCAATCCGACTGACCCGAGGACCACGCCGTCCCGTCAGGGATAGTGGTGGCGCCCGAAGTCGCACGGCCGCGCGGGATGTTAGTCTGTTCTAGGAAGCGGACCCCCTCGAACCGACCAATCTCCCCGCGCAGAATCTTGCCGTACCCGCTCTCCACGTACTGGTTGACCGTCTCCAGTTCGTTCCGCAGCGTGCGGTACGTCGTGGGACGGGCAATCGCCATGTAGTCATCACCGGAATATGCCGGGATGTTTCGCTCCTTCATCGTGTCGACGATGGCGCGCACATGGTACTTGTTCAGCGCAGACGAGTTCGTGGCGGTCGCCGTGCCGTTCGTGGTCAACACGCCGGCCGCAGCCGTCGCAGTGCCCACATAGCGAAGCGCCGTCTTGTTGAACTCGGCGAAAGCAGCGCGGTCCAGCGTCTCGCGGCAGTCGCGGGCGAGGACGTTACGGGTGACCTCGTTCACCGAATGCTTGGCGAAGTAGTCGACAAGCGAGGTGAACGGCACAGCCCGGCCCCACTCAAGGACCGTGGCAGTGCCCTGCGTCACGCGGAAATTGGTTTCCGGCATCGCAGTGGTTTCGGCCAGCGTCGTGGCAGTCCCGTCCAACTTGGAATAGACGTTCCAAGTGACCGTCTGGCCGTGGTGGAGGCCCTTGTCCGAAAAATCGGAGGCATCGCACAACTGGCGGAACTTATTCGTGGCGCGGACCTCCGTGCGGAGGACATCGGAAAGCTCGTCGGAATACATGAACATGCTGTTACTTCGGTGGGACGAGTGTCCACCTACTGACCGGATTTACCGGCGGGCGGTCATTTCTGCCGCCTCTCACGGTTTCCCGTGAGATCAGAGCACATCTTCACGCCGCAATACGGGGCGTGTCTCGCGTATGCTCGTTGAGGATCTCGGTGATGCGGTCAACCCGCTTGCTTTTGGTCAAGCGCAAGAACGCCAAAACGTTCTCTACATCGTCCGCATCGTACTGCATGTTGGCACCACGTTGCGTGTTCACCGACTTATCCAAGCGCGCACTCAAAAAGCGCATCAGGACTTCTGCCCTTTGCCGCTTATCGCCGGCTAACCACGGCATAACCGCAGTCAGAAGCGTATGAACGCGCCGGAAGCCACCAACCTCAATCATCACGCAATCCTTAAACGATTGCGTCAGTTTGGGGTTACCGCAAACTGACACGCCGCCAGGAACGCGAATGTGCTGTTGATAGCGACCAACCCCAACCACGTCGAGGGCACGAAGAACCTGATCAATGATGCCCATATCCGTGTTGCCGATAACGACTTTCGGCTGCGCGCGCAGCGTGTTTCCTGCGCGGTTGGGGCGCTCTGATATCGTGAGGACAATTGAGCCCTCACCGTCGATGATACCCGCAAGCCAAGAAATCAGTCCGATTTCCTGCTGATTGTCCCTATCCATCGCTCTGTCACCTTGGAAGTGGCGTGGCTTAACAGGAGTTTCCAGCAAACAGCGAGATTTTACGGCGGCATCACCTCATTTACCGCCGAGTGAATTAGTCGACCAAACCTGACCAGCAGGCATGTTGGTGTTCCTTCTACCGGCGCATCACTGCGCGAGTTGTTAGGCGTAGCGAAGCCCGCGAGACGCTCGCTCTTCAGCGATGATGTCTGCCGGGGTCTTCGGCTTGGGCGCTTGCGGCGCAGGCGCCCGGACGGAGGCGGCGGGGGTCGGCTTGGACAGGTTCGCCTTCGCGTCCTTGCGAGACTGAAGGGCCTGTTGTGCCGGCGGCGCGAACTTGGACTTCGTTTCCTTAGCCGCCGTGTCGAAGATCGTCATGGTCGGCCGCGCGTAGCCGAGACGTACCGCCTCACGGTGATAGAAACCGATCTGGGCGGGCGTCAGTGAGGCTAGAACACGCGGGTCGGCGCCTACAGTTTCAAGGTCTTCCAGCATCATGCGCTGGGCCCGCTGGGCGACCAGAACCTGAAGGTCGTCGTCCTTGGCAATCTCGGGATGACGTTCGGCAAAGGTGCGTAGGTCCGTCTGCGCTTCGGATGCGACCTGCCATGCGCGCATCCGTCGGTCAATCTCGGCTTGAACAACATCAGGGGTAAGGGCGGGTGCCTGCTGCGTACCGCCCTGTCCACGAAGCGCCTTGCCGAGCGCGTCCTTAATGGTGTCCTTGCTGCCGTAGGCGAGCGCCTCGGCCAGCTTGTCCACCTCGTCGTCCCCGGTATCGGCCTGTACGGGCTTTCCGCCGGGAGACGTCTGGTTCGCGTTGGCAATGCGAGCGGCTTCCTGTCGGGCCGTCTCTAGCATCGCCGCCGCTTGCCGCTGCATGTCGGATGCGGACTGCATCCGCTGCCGGGCGGCTTGTTCGATCTGGTAGTTCCGCCGAAGCTCCTCGACGGTGACCTCGCGCTCCTCGCCGTTGACCTTGACGCGGATTTTCGTGTCGTCGGCTACGTTCTTCGCGGCGAACTTGCCGTCCGCGCTTCGGGGCGCTTCGGCAGCGGGTGCCGCCGGGGGCGGCTCGTCGCCATCGTCCCCGTCTTCGCTCGGCGGCTCCGCGATGCCCTGCGCGGCTCGGAGCTTGCGGTCATGCGCGTCTCGGGACTTGCGCGCGGCGGCTTCTTCCACCGCATCCCGGCCCGTCAGTTCGGGCTTGTCGGATACGACCGGCGGCGTATCGTCGGCGTTAAGGTCGATCTGCGGGGGCGGGTCGGCATTGAACTGCACCGACGCGCCCTCGGGGAGGGTGGCGTCCTGATCAGTCAAGTGAGGCTCCATCATGGGAAGTGCGGCGTCGTCCGACGCTGCTCGGCGGCTTGCCCAAGGCCGCTTATTGGGGCGTTACCCCACGGCTTGTTCGCTGTGGGGTATCGGATGCGGCGGAAATCCTGTGCGAATTTCCGCGAGTTAATGTCTGTTGACGGGGCCTTTGCCCGCCCTGTTACGGCGTACGTTTCGCGTTGACGGCGCCGCCGTTACGGCGTAAGGTGACTTCATCAACCACTGGCGACGCCCCGCACACGAAGGAGGCACCAATGTTCAAGCTCTTTTGGCAGTCTGCCGACCGGCAGTCCGACATCCCGATGGGCGAGTTCAATACTCGCGCGGCGGCAGAAGCGGCGATCCCCGCAGCGCGCGCCGAACTGATTGACCAGTGCGGCGAAGACCACCAGCGCGCCGAGATCAACGCAGGGCGCTTTGAAATCGGTGCCGCATGAAGGCGGATGACTTCCGGCGCCGCGCCACATGCCTCTATGGGGCCGCCGCACCAATCACGTCGTTCGCTCAGCAGGCAGGACTTTCACCTCACACGGTCAGCGAGCAGTTGCGGCGCGGATCAGTCCCGCGCCTGTACAGCGCCCTTTTGCGCGCTCTAGAAGAAAACAAAATGCTGCGAGATCAACTAGAACGCCGCCGCCGCCGTTCGGACATCGTCGTCGCCGACGTTTGCCAACTGTACATGAGCGGCATTTCCGCTAACCGCATTGCCCGCCAGTACGGGCTTGCGACATCAAGCATCACACGGGCGCTTCACTCCACAGGCGTCTCTCTGCGCAAGAGCGGGCCGTATAGGAAACTCAATGTGGAGGAAGCTGTAAAGTTGGCGCGCGAAGGCGTGACGGTGAAAGAAATAGCTGCCCGCATGTCAGTGTCCAAGCAAGCTGTTTACACCGCCATCAAGATGGCTGGCGTGCCAACACCCACAAGGCGAGGCAAATGACGCAGAATGGAAAATCTAAGTACGTCCGCGCATCCGAGGCTCGCAAGCGCAAGCGCGGGTTGAGGGAAATTCGCGTATGGGTGCCAGACACCGACGATGCCGTCAGCGCCATCAGGGCGCTGGCGGCAGACCTCATTTCCAATGGCGAGAAAGCTGATGATGTGCTCGCACGGCGACATCAAACTAAAGCGGTCTGAAATCGTGCTGACTTGACGGCTTACCGCAGCGCGATCAGATCCTCATCCCACATCATCCAGGTGCCCGGTGTGTTCACGTCATCGCCATGCGGCAGGTAAACGGCGTCGTAGCCGTTCTGCTTGGCGAACAGAATTGCATCCTTGTTGCTTGAGACGAGGCTGCTGAAGGTTTCGTCGTCAAGTCGGTTCCCGACACCGGGGGCGTCAAGGACCAAAGGGTTTTTGGGCGACAGGCGAAGGCGCATGACCGTCCCGTCGTCGCCGGTCCTCTGCCTTTCGGCTGCGCGCGCTGCGTAGTACCAAGCATCGCTTTCATTGTCTGCGAAGAAGTGGGCAACCCGCGCGCCCGGATCGTGAGGCGTGTTCTCGCCCAAATATGCGGAATCAAATCGGTCAAAGTCTCTTGCCGTCCCGTGGAACGTGTCAAACGAAGGTGGCTGACCAGATTCATCCTGCCACCACTTAGCCGCGCTCGGCGCACTCGCCTGCACGCCCCCGCCCCTGTTGAGGACGATCATGTCCTCGGGTGCGATGCCCTGCGATGAGTACGGGGCCGTGGCCGCGCGCTGATCAGGCGCGAAATCGGCGCGGGACTGGACGTCGCGGGCTTCGACCTCGCCGGCCACACGATTATATCCGGCCCGCCCGGTGAAACGCCCGTCACCCGTCTCAGCGGCCCACAGTTTGTTGAAGTCCGCATCCATCTCGGGGAACTGGCGCGCGTACTCGGCACGGGCCTGCCCCGGCGTCATGCCGCCTTCAATCAGCGGGCGGATGATGGACGCGCGATGCTCTTGCAGCGGGATCAGGCGCTCGGCGGCCTGAGCCTTCAACGCCGTCTGTTCAGACCGGAGCGTCGCCTTCAACTCCGCGTCATTCGGCGCGGCGCCACGAGGGAACCCTTCCCGCGCCTGCACCGCGTGCTGCATTTCGTGGAGCAATGTCAACCGCGGGTTTGCGGGGCCGGTTGCAATGCTCTCACGACCGTCCGCCAGCTTGCCGTACATCCCGTTGCTCCCAAGGATTTCGCCTTGGGTCGCGTGCATCTGCGGAAGGTCGGGGTAGGCGTCGAATAGTTGCGGATGGTCGATCAGATCGCCTAGCGCGCCCTCAAACTTGTCAGTCCGCTTCGCGACCGCCGCGTTGTCCGGTATCTCGAACCGCCACTTCTCGTCAGGCCCCTTGAACCAGCCCGTTGCGGCGCGGATGGCTTCGTTGTCCGCTCCACCGGCCGCCATGTCCTCGGCACGCTGAAGCGCCGCCAGATCGGCGGTCTTGGCGTTGCGCCCGGCGAACATGCCGATCGCACCCTTGGGGGCCAGCGCCGCGCCCGCCGGAACCGCCAACGCCGGAAGCGAAAGCACGGCCTCCGGGGAGAGGTTCTGACCCGGCTCCATGTACGGGCCTTGCATCAGTTCCCAAAGCCCCTTGGCGACGTCGCGCGCCATGCCGGGCACCGCCCACGACCGCTCACCCGTCTCGCGATTAACCGCGCGCGGGAGAACGTCGGCGTATTCCCACCCCGGCGCATCCTCGACTAGACCGCGCGCTATGGCTGTTAGGGCATCAGGCCCAAGGTACTCCGAAATGTCCCCCGCCAAGGCGCGAAGCGTATCGGCCGGCGTGGCGCGAGGCCCGCCGCTTCTGCCCGTCCCTGGTCCCATGGGTCACTCCGCAAATTGATGGTGGCTGTTCACCCGCCCCAAGTCTCTCCAGCCACCGCCCGCCCGGACCTCATCAAGGGGTTAGGCGGCGAACGCGAACCGTCACCGGCCGAAAGTTTCCAGCCCATCGCGACGTCGCGCTCTACGAGGCGGCTCACGAACCGGCAGGATGGCGCCGGCCGTTACTGCGTCCCGTGTCTCTTCACTCCGCAAACGCGTCTTCGATCATGCCGCAAAGCATGTGGCCGATGATCGCGTGCATTTCTTGGATCGTCGCCGTGCTGTCGCCGGGGGCGCGGATCATGTGGTCGTATGCCCACGGCCAGTCCTTGGGTCCGGTCACGAGCGCCGCCTTGCAGCCTCGCGCAGCATCAAGCCCATTGTGGACGTTAGGCGATGTGCCCGACGTCGTAATCCCGATTAGCACGTCGCCGTCCCGAGCGAGCGCCCGCACCTGTCGCGCGAACACCTCGTCATAGCCGTAGTCGTTCCCGATGGCCGTCAGCGCCGACGTGTCCGTGGTCAAGGCGATAGCCGGAAGCGCACGCCGCTCGCGCTTGTACCGCCCCGTTAGCTCGGCTGCCCAATGCTGGGCATCCGCCGCACTCCCGCCGTTCCCGAACAAGAGGATTTTACCCCCGGCCTTGATGCTCGCGATGCAGTCGGCCGCCAGCGCCTCCACTGAGGGAAGCGCCGCGTCCAATTTGTCCAGCGCGGCACGGTGCGCGGCGATGTGGGCGTTCATTCCGTGTAGTCCCGAGCCCGAAGCTCCCGGTGCGCGATGCCGCCGTCCTGAATAGCCCCGTCAATCCACGACTGAAGGCTCAGGAACACCCGCGCATCCGCTTGCGCCTGCGCAATGGCGCCCACGTCGGCGGGGTTCGCATCAATCAACTCTTCGACCGCCGCATCGTACCGCTGGCGGGCGCACGCCATGAGGAACTTGTAGGGCTCAGTATTCTTGAACACCTCCAAATCCGACCCGAGACGCGCCCGCGCCATCATCTGCACGGTGGGGTCGGTCATGCTTACTTCTTGCCGCCCTTGGTCGGCTTCTTCACCATGCCGCCCTTCTTGTAGCCGGCAGCCTTCTTCATG